GTAGAGGTTCTTAACCCAAAACCGCTGCTAATGTCTGTCGCGCCAAGATTTGACGCCAACTGAGTCCCGCCAGCGGTTCCGGCCTGTGTCCCTGCCTGAAAGCCACTTGTAAGGCTTTGCATCGCTTGGTCTAGCGCGGGTATGCCTGTAGTCGGCGTGCTAACGCCAAGGCTGCTCATCAGGCTAGGCCCGTAAGCTGCCCCTGCGGCTAACAGGATCGGCGTTAGAGCGCCCGACTTGTACATGTCTCCCACACCACCGGCGATGCTGCTAAGTACGCCCCCAGTGCCCGTATCCAAGCCTGGAGCCATGTTGTAGGAAAGCCCGGAACTCTGAGCAATGCTCAGGGGAACCCCGATTCCCGTTCCGCCAGAGGAATTAACAGTGTTAACCATTGCAGAGGGTTCCCATTGCCCGGTCAATGGGTTTAGTACCTCTGTGGTTGCTCCACCGTTAGAGTAGCGGTAATCCTGATCGGAGAAATTGAAGGCAACCGGCGTTCCATCTGGCCCTATATACGACAATTGGCCGGTATTAGGGTCTTGGAAAATGTTCGGGGAAGTCGCCATTTTATGCCCAATCTCTCAGTCTTACTTCTCGCAAACTACTTGCCGGAATGACTGGCATTACCGGCACTACTGGAGCGGGCGAACTTTCCCGGATTGAATCGTCGCTATCTTGTTGTTGGCTTGATCCAACAGAGTTTTCCCGTTCGGGCTGACGAAGAACTTCTGGTTCCCTATCTGGAACTGGCCTTGCTGGACTGGGATTTTCTGTCCGTTGTACTCTATCGTCCCGTTGAACTTCGCCATTGCGTCTAATCCCATTAACCCCGGCATTTTTGCCCCTTATCTGGTAAAGGTATTCGTCCCCATCTGGATAGCCATACGGAATTTTGCCACAACGGGACAAAACACCATAGTCTTTCATTCTATTGAATAAATTGGAGTATTTCTCATGTGCCTTGACCAGACAGACGCCCACGGCTGAGTCATGCCTGATTTTCTGGAAAAAGGCCACATTGGCGCGAAGCTTGATCCTCGGAGTGGCCCAAAAGAAGAAGTCCACAAATGGCTCAATGCGCCACCCATAGTTATCCACAAGCAGCAAGCAGACAGGTCCCCGGCCATTTTTGAAGTATTTGCAGTCATCTTCAATCACCAGTGCGGCAGATCGAGATTTGACCGTATTACGAATCAACTGCGTAAATTGCGAAGGATTGAGCTTTTCAGGGAGATTGGGGAATGATTTAAGGTCATACGCCGCCCAAAGCACCCACATATCTTTCTCAGGGTCCAATGGGCGAACAAAAGGCCGGGATTTTTTAAACAGCTTTTCCCGCTTGATGCGCTCTGCTTTGCGCTTTTCCCCGTAATCATTCGAGATCAATGCTCGTTACCTCGTAAGTTGAGTTGCAGGAGGCAAAGGTAGAAATATAGAACCCCGGTCCCTTGCCACCCGGATCAATGTTGATACCCGATATGTAGTTCTTGAACTGGAATCCTTGGCTGTAATAGGAAGTTTTGGTGTAGTAAAAAGTCCCACCAAAGTAAGGTGCTGTGTCTGCTCCTGTCTGACCTTTCAGCGTCACAGTATTTTGAGTGCTGGAGAATTCCTCGTCCCAAATCAGTCCTACCGTGAAATCAACCTGATTTATTCTTTTGTACCTGATGTGGCCGGTAATGTTTTCCCGAGTCCAAGGCCACGGCTGCACAGTATCATTCCCGTAATGCCGCGACATTCTGAAGCTCTGGATGATGCTGCTTCCGGCATCGCCATTAACGCCTGTCCCGTTCATGTCCATTACTCGACCAGTAGAATCCCCCCAATAGACGCTGTAATTCGTGGTTCCGGGAATAAACATGAACTTCGCCGCTTGCGTAGTAAATTGACTTGAATCAAGCGTGGTGTAAATAGACCAAGGCGATTTACCAGAAAGAACCTGATACCTGTCCTGCGCCAAAAGGTTTTTGTAAAGGACAAGCACCTTTCCGGTGGTGAAGAAGAAAACCTTCTGGTTTGCTACGTCATAGACAATCTGGCTGAACCCATTGAGGTTTGCAGTGGTATCTGGAAGCCATGACGATAGATTGCCCGTAAATACGTTGCCATAGCTTTGCGTTGCAGAAACAAGCGCGATTGCGCCACCTTGGCGAGCAAACACCACATCATTACCGATGGTAACGACATTTTCCTGTCCCACCGCTGGAGAGTTGTCGTAGAAATCAACAAACTGGAAAGTTGAGGATGAAGTGCCTTGTAAATTCCACAACCTGCCGGTATCGGTAGAGATAATCAGTTGATTGGCAAAAAGACAGACGCCATTGATAGGTTTTAGGTCTGGAACCAACAGGTAAAAAGCCTCAAGCCCGGTAGCAAATGAACCGCCCCCAACATTAGTCGGCCCACCTCTGGTAGATATGTCCCAGTTCGTCGGGTCCTCAAACTTGCACGCCAGTATCATGTGCGGATAGGAACTGGAGCCGTACTTGATATTGAACAACCACACCCTGTTTAGAAAGACAATCGCATATTTTGCGTATAGGGCCGATGCAAGTCCCGTAGTGGTCAATGCCGCATAGGTTGAACCATCCCACTTTCCAACCACGTTATTCTGGTTAATGTCAGTGACGATTGAGTAATCCCCCAAGGACCAGTAAGTGTCCCTCAGCAGTGCTGGCGCGGTAATGCTGGCCTTGTTTGTCCAGCTTGAGGCACCATCCCACTTGTACAGGACGTTCCCGGCAGCAATCAATGTGGTTTGGGTATTGTCCCGCTTAACCAGTTGCATTATGCCGGTTATGGCACCGGCATTAGGCGCAGTCCCTTTTAAATCAAAAGGTGCCCTTGGGACCATGCCTGTTTGCCCATAAGCAAGCTCAAAGTTGTACCCGTCCGAGCATTCCCCCACATCCTGATCCAAGTTCTCATTCAAACCAAACGGGAACTTAAGCGATATTCCAGGCGGATCAGAAGCGTCCGAATATCTCTCCGGAAGCGTATCGTTTGTTTTTTGTTCTCCAAGTGGCATTAGAACCTCGACATGCCAGCGCCGGAAATATAGACATTCCCGTATCTAGTGGCTGGCTGCTTGCCTTTAATCAGGGAAAACAAAGTTGATCTGTAACCGCGATAAACAGCGTCGTCATCCACCGGCTGATCTACCTTGCCTTCATAGAGGAACTTGAACCGCCTTGATGCCATGCCAGTAAAAGAGTATTGCTGGTCAATGGTCGGCAAGGGAATTGTGTCCGTGCTATTCACCACATTTACCGATGCAGAATAGTCAAACTTCAACACCAGCCCATTTCTAGGAGCATCCGGAACTGGGTAAAAAGAAACCTTCTGTGTAGTCCCCAACTCGAAATAAAACCACAGTGGATACCCCGGATCGGTCCTGTAAGTCAGGATGCAATTTCTCAGGTTGTTTTCGCCGCCCTGAAACTCGAAAACCTGAAACTCTGCTATGGAGTCATAAAAGAAGGGCGGATCGCCCCACATTTGAATAAAGTCATTGGGCAAACTGTACGACCTCACTCCAGTCTGCATTGTCAGGGTCGCGTTTATGTTGTGCTGGTAAGGCAGCAGGCCGCGACTGGTTAATTCGGATATTTCCATCTGCACCGCAATTTGGGCAAGCTGCGATGTTGAATTGTGCGTTGCGTCATTGAATGTGACCAATGCATCCGTATCGCCACGGATGAAGCCATTCAACCTCAGAATGCTGTTCACGCAGTCAATGAATTGCATTTCTTGCTCTCCTGCAACGGAGCGGGTTTCCCCGCCCCGTTGACTACATTACAGCTTGGTTGCCAGATGGAACAGCTTCACAATCCAGTTTGAATTGAGAATCTTGGCAACGAACCATGATTTCCACGCCAGCGATGCAATTTCATTGTACGGATCACCCGCACCAGCCGAACCAGCCGGTTTAAAGATCACCTCAACAGCGGGAGGATACTTCGGGTTATACATCTCATACGAATTGCTCGCGTGCATGTTGCCCAGGCCAACCGTACCAATCGCTTCACGACCATATACGTAAGACGTATAAACGTCGTTCTTGATGTTGGTCGATCCACGATAGCCAGTCGCCGTTTTCTTACCGGCAGACAGGTTAATTGTAGCAACCTGAGTGGAACACCAGCGAATACCATTCACCGCGCCAAATTCAAAAGGCATGGTTTCTGTGTAGCCACCGTATTGCTCAACAGGGATAAAGCCCGTCATCGTCCGAATATCTTCCTCGGAGTCAACGTGCGTAATCCCGTAGTACGAAACCCGAACAGGGTTTGTGCCAATGTTGCGCGAGCCGGTTGCCATCGGAGTGAAAGGCATTGCAGCGTTTGCGTTCAGCGTGTTCACCGCATACTGCAAGTCGGTAGTGACCATTTTGCTGGACACATAGGACTTGCCGGAAGTAGCAGCACCACCAGCCGTATTTGCGCAATAGCGAATCAGGGTGGCATTGTCGTATTCCGCCTTGGCAATGGTATTCAGGGACTCACCAGCATTCGCGCCGAGGGTGTCCATGAGCTTTGCACTGCGGGTATTGACGTTGAACAGGTCAACTTCCTCAGTCACCTGAATCGCATTGCCGTATTTGGCGGCAGTTGCGGTAACAGATGAATAAGTCGGAGTAACCAGCGCACGCCCAAACAGAAACGAGGAGTTGCCAGTAACTTCGCCCAATGCCGTAGTAACGGCGGTCAGGTTGTTGATACGCTCCCACTTCACGGCAGACGAACCGCCGTTTTTAATCAGATCGCCCGGAAGCGTTCCGTTGAAGTAAGGGAGTTTCTTGCGTGCAGCTTGCAGCAACCCCTTCATCAGCACGTAGTTAATCGGCTGAGTTAGATAGGTTGCATTTGTCGTGATTACGGTAGCCATTTCTAATCCTTCCTGCGACTAGCAGGAACTCACGCGCCTCGGGATACCATTTGTTCCCATTTGCGCTGGAAATCGTCCTGGCTCATATTGTTCCAAGACTCATCCGGTTCGTCCTTGCTCGTTGTCGCCATTTGACTTTGCGATAAACGCCTTGCTTGCTGCGCTTTGGTCAAATTGGGATCAACTTTCACCGACAGGTCATTTGCAATCTCTCTTGAGACTGCTTTGAGCGCGTTGTTCCATGCAGTAGGATTGGCCTTGCGGTTATCCCAAAGCTTTTTGAAACGAACGTCCTCACGTGCCTTTGCATCAAGCATGGCCTCGACCACTTTCGGCTTGTCGAATCCAACTACTTCATTGACCGTTTTCACAGCATCTTGAATGTCTGCCTCAATAGCCTTTTTTGCTTGTTCCTGTTGTGCGTTAGACAGGAAGGCAATAGTGCTTGAAAGGGCTTGTTTTAACTCAGTCGTCCCGGCTTCTTGCCGAGCCATATACGCCTTAAACGCTTCCGAATCGTAAGGATCAGGAACTGCTGAAGGCACAGGTTGCTGAACCTGTTGAACATTGGGGATTGCCGGAATGCTTGGCGCGGCCTGAACTGGTGCTGCTGGTTCGTCAAACTTTACCGATGCATAAACATCGTCAAGAGTCGGTTCAGATGCCGTATCGTTGGTTTGGGAAGAATCGACAACATCGTTTGTCTCATCGCTCATGGTTTAACTCCATCAGGGTTTGATAATTCTCATCATCAGCTTGAACATTTCAAGCCGTGCGCTCTCGTACTTCATTTGCTCTACGTTGTCCGATCTTGGGTCATATGCAGGCACCATCGGGCGAAGCGCCTCCACTTTGGACAAAAGGTCCAAGTAATGCTGGTTTTGAAACAATTCCGGGTGGGCAACTTTGGTATTCAATGCAATGTCCTGCTCACAATGGTCAACAGCAACATCATTTCATCTTCCTCTTGTTCCTCGTAAAACTGGACAATGGCTCCGTTGATTTGCTTGTAAGCCCTAACTAACTCATCCATTTGTGACGCAAGTGCCTGAATTGCTGCAATTATGCTTGAATAGTCAATGTCTTGCGAAGGTTTTGCAATTTTTACCTGCAACTCCCTTTTCTTTTTGGCTATCTTTTTGATTTTGCTTGATAGTTTCTTCTTTTCTTCTTTGAGAAGTTCCTCATCCCATAATTGGTCAAGCAGCCATTGAGGTGGGGTCCATTGCGAATCGGCTCCAGAGTTTCCACCGCTCGGCGCGGGAGGCGTAAGAGGGGTGCTGCCAATATCCCAAGACGTTCCCCAAGCAACGCCAAAACTATTTCCCCATGCTGAGGCCATTATGCCGGTCCCCAAGGGCTAACGCTGGTTCCGCTGCCGGTTATTGCGGACCCATTCACATAAAGTAAATTGGAGTCCACTTTCCCAGATACCGTAAATGCCAAGCTATCTGTTTTTGTTTTAATAGCGGCCACACTGGCATTATCAGGCGCGGTATATGAACTGGCAGGCAATGCTGTTTTTGCTGCGTCATAAGCAGATGTTAGTGCATACCCTGTCTTATCACTGACCGTGCCCGCAGTAACCGCACCACCCGCAGTTATGGACAAGGATGAGAAATTGGTCGGGAATGTTTGGCTTAAACTATATCCCGTTTTGTCGGAAACAGTCCCTGCTGTAACTGAGCCGACATTGGTAATCAAGAGGCTTGAAAAATTGGTTGGCAAAGTGAATGTAGCCATCCGACTAGAAACAGCAACATCAAGATTAGATGCCGTAAGCCCAGTGACGCTACCAACTGATCCGGTTACGCTTCCTACCGATCCACTTAAACTTCCCGTAATATTTACAGTCGTTGCCGCATTACTTCCGCAAATCAGCAACCCGTTTGCCGCTCCCGGCGTAGCTGTTGGCACCGGCCTTGGGTCCCATGCTTCAAATGCAAATCCACCCCATGCATTATTTACGGTGGTATCGTTAGGTCCGCCATAGTGAATATTTGTTGCAGCAACAATGGTTTCCACACCATACGCAGCGTCAACATTCATTGCTCCGGGGGTAAGGCCGGTTGCAATAAAGTCAGCCACAAGGGGTACGTTCGTCGTAGCAAGCGCAGTTCCGGGCAATGCGGCTAAAGGAACCTGCCTCCCAAGAACAGTGGCTCCATTCAGTACCCCAAGCAAAATTTGCGGCATCGTGGTTGCGCCGGACAAATTGCATTGCAGCCTGAACCGGACAATTCCATGAGAGGGTACTGTAATTGCTAATCTGAGATTGGTTGTATCTACTGCGGTCATCGCCAATAATGCGCTGGTTGCCTTTGTTACAGCAACAGCAGGGTCATAATTGACAGCGCTTAACAGGTTCATTCTTGTGTAACCTCATAACTACCGCTGGCTTTGTCTTTCTTGATCCGGGTGGTTTTGCTCGACTTCACGGCCTCAATAATTTCTGATTTGTGCGAAGCAAGCTTCTGGTCGATGGTTTCATTCAACTGCTGCTGAGTAAGCCTATCCAGTTGTGAGTTGTGGAAATTAAGACCGGACTTTTGCATATCCGCCTCGATCTTTGCCATTTTCGCCACAAACTCATCACGCTCTTTTTTCATGTCCTGCTTTAGCTGCTCATTGAACTGACGGGCCGATTCCATATCTTTCAGGTGCGCTGCCTGTGCGGCTGCTTGTTTGGCCTGCTGGTCGGCCTGAAGCTTTTGCATCTTGAATTGCTGGTCGGCCTGAATCTTGGTCATCTTGTACTGATTCTTGGACTTCTCATCCTTCAACTGCGCGGCAAGCTGCTGCGTAAGCTGCATGGTTTGCTTGAGCTTGGCGGCAAGCGTGAGCGGGTCCAAGTCGCCCGGATTGACCAGCAATGTCTCGGCGTTCTTCACCCCCGCATCCTGATACATTTTGGTAAGCAACGAGGGCGCATTGAGCAGGGGCGCAAACAACGGATTGCCAGAAGCAAATGCCGTAACTGCACTCATCTTCTGGCTACGTTCTTCTTCTCCAAGCACCCCACGACTACCCACAACCTCAAAATGTACTGAGCGAGGCAAATCCTCGTTCTTGATCCGGATGAAGTCAGGATCGGACATTTCGGGCGAATAAAAAGATATGTCCTTCAATTCCCTAAGATTAAAGGCGTGCTGCATGTACAGGTAAGAGCGGAGCGAGGATTCAAACCTGCCAATGAATCGGACAAGCGACACCTCTTGGTCCTGCGAATTCTTGACTACCTCGGCCTTGGTTGCCCTATCTCCAACATCCTTGCCGGGACGCCCAAGCTTTTCCTTCATCTCAGACAGGCACAACTGCAAAGCCTCAAGCGGCGTTTTCAGGTCGCCAATCTGAATTTCCTTGAAGCTGGCAGTGCCCTTGGTCGAAACCTTGACTCCCGGCGCAATCACAGGCCCACCGTTGATTACGAAGTCCGGATCGTTCCCGTCATAGACAATAGGCGGCTCGATGTGCAATTCCACCCCATCCATGAACTTGTTGGTCAATGTGCTTGCCAACTTCTGCATGGGCGACATTTTTATGATGGGCGACATATAGTACGGATCGCGTACATCCATGCGCTCGTACCCATCAAAGATAATGTTTTTAAAGGGAATTTTGTTGGGAGCCATATACACAATGGTCCCGTTGAACAGCCTGACTTTATGGTTTGGGTAAAAGAGCGTTTCATTGTCTCGCTCGATTGCCACATCGCCCCAGTAGGTCGTGATCTTCACATCCTTGGTTTTTCGCTCCTGACCGCCTGATTTAAGCACATGCTCATCCTTGGACACCTTTTTCCACTGGGAGGGCATCCAACCGTCCTCTCCGCATTTTATCCACTGTTCGGACTTGTACCTGGGCATGTAGCTTTCAATGAACATGCTCCCGGTATAGAACATGCTCGTGCCAATGACGGACGGGCTTGGATCGGGGTAGCAGTTCCACATCGAGTGCGGAATCCACTTCGGCGCACCCTTGGTGCTTACCTTGTCCCCGTCCTGAATGAAATCCTGTTCTTCCCAGTCCACCTCAACCACATAACTGCCGTGGTGCAAAGCTTCCTTAATCGACAGTTCGCAAGACGATTCCAGCCCAAAATCCTTTTGTTGGTGAACCATCATTGAGCGCAACCGACCATCTACCCCGGTTTGAAGCTTTGGATCAACCTTCTTGTTCCCGTCATCGTCCCAATCCATGCTCTCAACAATGTCAGAATGGGCTTCAAACCAAAAACGGGACTGGGGGAAGGTAATCCTCACCACATCGGCTGCGATGTTCTCAGATGCCTTGGAAAGCTCTCCTAACTCAATGACGTTGTGCCAGCCCATGTCGATCTCGGCACCGTCACGGTTAACCTTGAGCATGGGCTGCATGGCAACCTGCCGGTCAACCTCTTTCCAAATGCTCTCGTGAGTCTTGCGGAAATCTGACAACTTTCGGTTTTCCAAGTCCTCTTTCAAGAACTTCTCAACCTTTGACCAATCGGCTTTCGTGATCTTCTTAGCCTTGAACAGCGGCTTTACCTCGTCAGCCGGTTTCCCGTCGCTGCTCATGGTCGATGTTTTTGCAACCGTAGTCTCAGCCATTTACAACCTCTACCATTGCCGGATACCCGAAGGTAATTTTTGCACAGGGGGACGAATGGAAATGACCCTGGCATGGCGAATCATCATATGGCCGTATCTTGCGGCGCAAATCAAATCCTCGTGCATTTTTACGATTTTGCCCTTCAAATCCCTGTGATACAAGGCTTTTTCTCGAAAAAACGTAGGACAGGTCCGAAAAACCTTGATTCTGCCCTGATACATATCGTCCAGCATGGACAAAATCGATGCTTCAACCGAATTTCCGCCCTCTCCTTCCTTCTGTCCCACGGTTGGCGGATTCGTGGCCTTCCAAGGAAGCAGATTCAGGCCCTTTTTCCGGTAAGTCTGCTGCAATTCATCCCCAGTCCCCTTTTCCCGGTTCGCTCCATCATGCGGCCACGACACCGGAATCCATTTTCCCCATGTGTTGATCGCGTCAATGTGGGCCGCTGGAAGGTCGTTACTGGTCTGGAACTCGGCAATCAGGTACTTAATGTCATTGTCCCGATCCCATGCCCACCGAGCCGCTGAAAACGGGTGCTGCGTCGAAATACCAAAGTCAATTCCCACAATCTGCGGCCAATGCTTAGGTATGGGGAAAGGCTCAACAAGTAGGTTATCGTCAGGCACAGGGAATACCAGTCCAGCACCACGTAACGGAATACCCTTAGATCGCATCTCCCGCTCGTGAGGGCGCAGTGCGGCCAACCTTTGTTCTTTTTCTTCCTCAGAAAAGTGTGGCGCATCATCCCAAGTTGCAGTAATAAGCGCCTGCCCTATCTGCAAGTTCTCCATAAACTGAGTGACAATCTCAGTCATTCCTTCCTCTGGCGTCATCGAGCAATAGATGATGGCCTGCTGGTTTGTCAGTGTTGCGCGGATCAACTGCGACCAAATCTCCGCTGGCGGTTCTTCATCGGGCCAGATTGCGCTGAACTTAATCCCCTGAAACTTTTTCCAGCCCTGCTCGTAGGCGCGGAAGTAAATCGTTGATTCACCACCAGTAACATGCTTGACCCTGACAGAATCGTAAGCATTGGGTACGCCAACTTTCGTGCGTAGTTTTCCAATAGACTTCTTCGGGATGGTCCCTTTGCCTAGCGAATGAATATCCGTAGGGTTCCCGAGCAACTCCCGCTGTCCAATGTCACGCACACTGTCATTGGTCATTCCGGAAACTAGCATTTCAACTGGCGTGGTAAATCGAGTCCCTTCCCACCAATCAGGATATTGCCCGGTCGCGTGATAGGCCGTTTCCATCGCCGTGCAATAGGTTTTGCCAATCTTGTTCGCCGCCATCAGCAACCGCTGCGATGCTGGCTTGTCAGTCCCCTGCCCTCTGGAGTTGTGGAACCTGATCTGGTAGGGATAGGGCTTGTAGTAGGAAAGCTTATTGATTGAAAGAGAATGCTCAAGGTCTGCCATCAGCCTTGTCAGCTTTTTAAGCTCTGCGTCCTCTTTCAATACAGCACTCATGCGGCCAGCGCCTTTTGCCCATTCCAGATTTGTTGAACCCAGTGTTCGGGGTCAAAGTCCTCCGGCTTTGGATACCCATGAAAGCACACCACGGCGCATCCCTTCGGAATTCCCTTATCGCAATGAACCTTATAACTTAGAAACTTGTCAGGATAAACGTCCTGCAAGCGATCCGCATTCTCTACATACTGCTCAATGATTCCTTGATCTCCGTCCGGATGAAACGTCTGAAGCTTTGACCATTGTTTCCATATGTGTGTTGGAAGCTTGTTCCACAGCATCACCCCCGAACCGTAGCCTTCAGGCCGATAGAAATCCCTGAGTATGGCGAAATCTCCACTGTAATTTCCGACAAAATCCAGGCTATCAACAACAAGCGTATCAAGGTCAAGATATAAGACTTTGCCATCCATCGAACCTTCTTTAAACATCGCAAGCTTTGCCCACCATCCTTCTAGCCCTGCTGGCAGCTTTTTTGTTTTGCAGCGCAACCCTTGACTATCATCGGTCCAGCAGACAAAGCGATGAGGAATGGTTATGTTCCGTTCAACCATGTCCCAAAGCTTGTGTACGTCATGCCGGTTGTAATAGGGCTTGGACTTCACGCAGGCAATCGTAATCATTGAGGCCACTTCCTCATAAATAGTGCTTTGTTTCGGTCGTTTCCCCCCGAAGGCCAGCAGGTTTCCGCGCCATCTCTGGTGTGTTCAATCACCAGATCGTCCCTGATCTTGAATACCGCGCCAGCCCTTGCCACTCGATTTACCCAGTCCGGGTCATCCCAGTGCGAGCCATCGCGGTATTCCTCATCAAACCCACCGGCCTTGTCCCACAGGGTTCTGTACAGCATTGTGCAGAAGTGAAACGCTGAATTCACGGGCTGTTTGTAGTTGTCTCGTTGTCCATCCCTGACCAAACTTGAGTGCGCATGCCACTGCTTATCCCGCTCATACCACACCGCGCACGATACATAGCCCATCGGGCCGGTTGCTTCCAACTCCTTTTGCATCTCCTGCAACACCGGATTGATGTGCAGCATCTCAGGTCCGGTCAAGACGATAATATCGCCCGTGCATTCCTGGACGCCACGATTGATCGGAACACAACTATCCATCGCAACATCCTTGCGAGGTAGTTTAATGATCTTAATCCAAGGCCAATCGCCCTCTGGAATGAATTCTTCTTTGCTTCCGTCGTCAACAATTACAATCTCCAAATCCAAGTCTTTATATTGCTTCTCGATCAACCACATCGCCCGATTAGTCGCAGCATTGCGGTTCCAATACGGCATCACCATTGAGATCATTCGTCATCTCCACCCATTTCGTACTCGTACCCGTTGTCGCAGTCCCAAGGCACTTCTTCTTCCTCTGCATCTGATGGGATGTGATCCGGCATTACCGACATACCACCCTCATAACAGGCTTATGCGTCCTCGGGTCCATCAGCACACCAATCTCTTTTACATTCTCTTTTTCATAGTGACAGAAAAAGTCCTCTCGATGCGTGTACTCCTCAACCTCCCGCGCATCAATCCACGTTATAGGGATGTGCTTTTCCACTCTCTCACGTCCTTATAGACAGTGACATTCGGATAAAACGGCGATGGACCCGGCGTTACGTCCCACTTGATCTGATTTTCTTCGCCGTGGATCGTCGGATGAATAATTGAAGTCTTTTTACCAATTGCACCAGCCATGTGATGCACAGAAGTTGGAATTGTAATCAGTTCCTTGGACACATCCAGCACCGCCAAAACGCCTTCAATGTCGTTCTTCAAATCAATCGGCGGCTCAGGTATATCGGCGTTACTCTCTCCATATTGCACTGAGATCATCTGATGGCTTTCCAACCCAAAATCCATCGGGTCTATCGATCCCTGCCGCCCCTTCCACGAAACAGCAGTCTTGCCGGTGAATCCGCGCATCTCAAACACGCGCTTTTCATCTAGTTTCAGGAACGGTTTCCTCGGGAAATGCGATGCGTGTCTGCGAAACATCCTCATCAAATCAGCCGCAGGTATAAACGCATCGATCACGCCATAATCGCGCCGCCTGTCCTCAAACTCGCGCTCTGGTCTGCATTTTAGTCGCTTGAACGACCGCTCCAGAATCCCATGCAGACGATTTTCAGTCTCGAAAATCACTTCGTTCACGCGCACCAGGCACTCAGGCAGCATTGACGCATGGAATATCGCATCCCCCAAGCCCTGCTCACCCATCACCAGCAGCCTATTGATGTTTCCACCGCCCCATTTAGGGAGCCAAGTCTCATCCCAAAACAGATGCGCGGACCAATCCTCTGATCCCTTGTCAGTGCCGCTTCTGAATTCCCAGCCCCAGTAATCGCTGTAGTCTCCAAGCGCAATACGGGCCGAGCAATAGTGAAACCGAAACTGCGGAGCAAGGCTCTCTATGCCGTTCTTCTGGATGGCCTTGAATATTTTCCTTCGCATCAGGGACTTTTGCAGGTCAGTCCCCTCGGTTGTGCGAATCATCAACTCCAGCGCGTCCCAATTGATAGGACGCCCCCTCTTTACTCCCCTGACTTCCTCCGGCGATACCTGAGAGAAATCAAGTAACGACCCCGCAGGCATCAGCCCCTCTTGCGTGAACCGTTCCCGCTCACCATCGCGTTACGCTTGGGATCGTTTCCGCTCACAGACATACGCCCAAAACTCACCACCCCGCGTACCTGATTCACCACGCTCCCGGTATCTGCCATGTTCAGCCCCGGCTTCAACCCCTTACCCGTCTGTTTCCCGGAAGTCTCTGGCAAGCTTTTTGTCTTTTTCACTGTATCTTCCTCTCAACAATTTTCAGGTACTCGCATAACTTCTTGAAGTTAATCACGCGCCACGCAGGATCGCCTTCGCAAAATGCCCGCTGGAACCGGATCACAAGCTCCGCATCCATGTCCCCCTGCATCGCCATCTCTCCAATCAACGGGCCGTGACGCATCACATACGGCAGCACTTCATTCTCAAACCGCTCAATGATTGGCCGCTCGTGATCCATCACGCCGCCCGCGTACTCGTATTTCATACTGGCGCGTCAACCACTACTGGCGCATCCACCGGCTCAAACTGCGCCTTCAGAAACTCACCCACCGCCACCAAGTCAGCCAAGTTAAACGTGTGATCCACGTCAGCTACCCACTCACGCTCAGGCAGCACCCGGCAAACATAACCGTCCTCGGTCTTGTCCACCCGGATCGTCATGTTACGTACTCAGCGTCGGCATGTTATTCTGCACCGCAGTCCCCAACGTCGAGGATGAAGTCGTCCGCGTCGCTTGCGGCGGCTCATTGGGCAACGCAGGCCCACCATACGCCGGATCAACCGTCCAGTACGTATACGACTTCTCATCCGGCGTCACACGAACAATCATGTACTGCCCCAATGTCATCGCCATGATTATGCCTTCCCAGGTCCAGTCAAATTACGCTTCTGCTTCATCGCAGAATTCGCACTCACCATATGCCCCTCACCACCAGGGTTGTTACCCACCCCAACAGTCCGAGCCGTCTTAGGCCGCGGAGTCTTACCCCCGCCACCAGTGAAAGGATTCTTCCCACTCGACATATGCATCCCGTTCGTACCACCAATATCCTTCGGCATCTCAAATCCCCTAAATAGGCAATTCGTTCGGATCAATCTCCACGCTGCCCTCATCAAACTCAGCAGCCGCGTCAGAATTCTCCCCCACTTCCACCACCTCCGCAAGCACTTCCTCCACCATCCCTCCTACACCCAACTCCGCCAACTTCCCCGCCAGCACCGGATTCCCACCCACCAACGCCCTCACCTCAGCCAACAACTCCTCCGGATTCTTCCTGTCCCTCATGTCTATCACCACCCCAGCCTGCTCCCTCTCCCCAAACCTCGGCCTGTCATACTTCCCAGCCACCATCATCCTCGCCTGTCCCCTCCACTTCCTTTCCGCCACATCCTCCCCCTTGTCATCAGCTATCTCCACCACCTCCCCAACCCACGCATCTGCCACACCCTTCTGCGCCCGATAATACCTCTCCAACCTCTCCGGCACACTCGACATAAATTCCCACAGCAACCCATACGACGCCGAATACTCCACACTCAACCCCTTCAACGTACACCCCTCCGCTACCTGCGCACACAACCACCTCATAAACCCCTCCTCCCCTCCCCTCTCCTCCACCCACCCATCAAAACGATTTATATCCAACAACATACTCGCCGCTACCTTCCTCACCCTCTCCGATACCCCTCGTCCAGCAGCCGCAGACAGCGCATTCACTCGCCTCTGCTTCTCCTCACTCACCACCGCTTTTGCCTCAAATGTATCCATGCCCAAATTCTAGGGCAAAAATATGGGAAGGGATATATGCATAAGCATTCTTGCTGCATGGGGGGTGTACCCCAGGTTGGTGAGCACTAACTATCTTTTCCCGCCCCAGTGAGCGCTTACTAACACAACCGCCCCAGTGAGTACACACTAACATATCCGCCCCAGTGAGCGCACACTAACATGATCGATGCAGGGCAAGCGAGCGCACGCAGCCCATGCCATGCACCACGCCAGCTCGCCAGCCCATCGGCGTCGGTATCTTGCCGGGAGCGCGGGCACACAACGACCATGCAAGGCGCCTTCCGGTGTGATCCCTTGCCTTCGCACCGTCCGGCCCGAGCTCGGCCAGGCTGCGCCGATCTGGCGGTCCGGAGCCTATGCCTTGCCCATCCAGGCGCACGCACGCCGCGCAAGGCCAATGATAGCAATCGACCCTGCGCAGATCAGGTGTCCACTAGTGACTGAGGCGTTTCGTCTAGAGAGGATGGGAGAGTGGGAGAGAGGCATAATGTAAGGATATTGCAAGAAAAGTGTCGAGAAGTAGTCAAAAAGCTAGGCTGTAAAAATACCTCGCACACGCGATCAGTCATTTCGGACAATACCTAATTAGTATTGTCTGGTAATGTATATCGTGTCCTCTATCAGTCACTAGCGGACAAATAAGAGCTAGTGATATGTTAGTGTCCGCCAACGTGTTTTAGAGGGTATAGTTAGGTGCAGTTGCTATGTGATAGAACTGATAACAATGGCCAGAGGCAGGGCATCACTGCAAGCGGGTTTATGGTGGGCAAGATTGGGCAGTGTGACGTTCAGCGTCATGCCGTAGATTGTCACATTGGTCAGAATGTGACGCTGAGCGTCACCTATAGCAATCGGTGTGCCATAGCGTAATTGGGCGTTTATTGGCAGTGAATAAATATATTGTTAGGCGAAACAGCTAGTTAGCTAAATAGGCCATTGGTCGGGCATAGCAGTTGCATATATATGGGCGCAGCAGTACCCACCACATCAGGAGAATGACATGGCAAAACTATCATCGCACGGCAGCATCATCGGCACGGTTTATTTCACGTCATCGGCTAAAAGATATATGTCGGATGGCACAGTTTTAAAGAATTCAGGCTTTGGATGGAAACTAGGTCCAAAGCTCAAAGCCGGAGTTACCCCAGAAACCGCTTTTGAGAATCAAAAGGCACATCAGCAGGCATTTTTGGCCGATAGGCCAATGTTGCAAGCCTACCGGAAAGAGTTGCATGACATGGCCGGTATTAACATGCGCTGGAAACTACATCAGTGCATCAGCATGATGCCGGATGATTGCGACGGCGTATGGTCAGAATGTTGCGACGGGTATGGCAAAAATATCTCCGCCGACGTGGATGAGGTTGCGCAACTGTGCCGACTGTATCAGCTCGCCACGGAAGAAAATGCACGCATGAAAGTGACAGCCTAAAACCTCAGCGCACAGGCCCCGTCCTGTGCAGTTCGGTTTTAATCCACCACCACAGGAGATAACAGAATGAACAAGTATGACCCCAAAGACTTCGCAGCAAATCCGGGCAAGTATCGCCTGTTCAAGACTGCAACCATTGCCAAGCATATCTTTACATGTGATGGCGATGACGATTTGTCCGAGGGTTTGCATGTCGGCATTGAGTACCGTTGCGAAGCATTTAACAAACTGTTCGGGCGCTTTGAGCCTGTCTATACCATCATCAACACAGAGCATGGGAAGGTGTCTGGGCAGCGTGACTTGTACGCCAATACTCTGATGAATTTCGTGCTCTGATTCTCTGCGGCCCTAACCGGGTCGCACGGAATGCTAAGCCAGCGGGCTTCGTTGGCAACTACTCGGGAGCAAATAACATGATCTACATCGTCGAAATACCCCACCAGCAACGGCCGATTGCTTGGTCCGCTTTTAACGAATTCGATGCCGTGAATAGGATGTCGGCTGATGCTGCACGCGACGGGGGCGCCCCACATGGGGGCGACTTCGACGCTTGGGTAGACTACACGCGCCAAGACCTTAGCTCCATGCGCGTCTATCTGAGCTCCCAAGAGGCCATCACCGGCTTGGATGAGATCAGCGGGCATGGGTCCGGTGGGGCCGCCGATGCGCTCCGCGACGTGCTTGTCTCGATGGGCGACTTGCCTGCCTGAGACATACATTCAGATGGGCGCAGCAGTACCCACCACCACTAGGAGATAAACATGCAAACCATTACACGCGATACCAGCGTTGGCATCTACGACAATTGCACCGACATCGCCCGCATCTATCCCGATCGCACAGTGGCAACGCTCGCGGGCGTGCGCTGGGTTGGAAACACGGGCGGATACCATGTATACAGGCACCGCATCGATGGAGAGGCGCATCAACGGATTCTCGCGGCGATGGCAAGCGACGCGGACGAAACGGCATGGGAAATTATCTACGCCGCCACTAGAGGATATTAATCAGCACCAGCGCACAGGCTGCGGCCTGTCCAGTGCAGTTTTAATCACCACATCAGGAGGCAACAAAATGAACATCCAACAGCAAGCCTTAGCCAATGCACAGAATGGGCAATCATGGGCGAATTACCCGCAAATCTTCGCAGGTTTTCAGGCCAAGGGAATACCGGCAGAACAGATTGCACCAAGGGAAAATGTATTGACGTTTCACGCATGGAAAGCACTGGGGCGAGTAGTGCGCAAAGGTGAGCACGGAGTAAAAGTTTTCACTTGGGTAGAAATGAGCAAAAAGAATGATCCCGGAGAGAATGTGCCCATTGGCAAAAAACCGAGAATGACAACCGTATTCCACATTTCCCAAACCGAACCGCAACAATAATCCTTCCACCACAGGAGCCACAAAATGCAAATCATCATTGACCGCGCAGCACTGAAGGCAGTATCCCTTTTCTCTGGCGTGAACGACACACGGTATTATTTCAATGGCGTATTGATCGAAGCAAATACGCTTCAGACGCGCCTAGTCGCAACCGACGGGCATACGATGGGCGTGCATAAGCGTGATGCAAAAGACGAGAATACGGGCGTCTGCAAGCTCATCATGCCGTCTGATGCTGTCGCGTCATTGCTCAAGATCAAACCGGCCAGCAAGGCATTGAATGACATTACGCTCACTGTGCCGGATGACATTGCAGCAAAGCCGGATCAAGAGATGAGGGCGGAATTCTCGGGGCAGATTGTCATATTTAAGGCAATAGATGGACTGTTTCCGGATTACCGCCGCGTCATTCCATCTAAATTATCGGGCGAAGCTGCACAATTCAATGCGGCTTACCTGTATCGGTGCGCCAAAGCGGCGGAATGCTTCGGAAATAAAGATGGACACTTCGGCATCGGCTATAACGGCCAGGGCGCTGCATTGGCTAGGATCACATCGGAAATGGTCGCGGTAATCATGCCCATCAGCAACAAGGTTTTGCCTGCCGCGATTGCTGAGGATGGGGCTTGGGCACGGGAAAGCCTGCCGGAATTGCCGGTTGCGCCGGTTGTGGCTGAACCCATTGCAGAGGCGGCGTAATCATGACCCGCCAAACCCGCGAGGCGCTGGCAGGCGAGCTGGCCCGCTTTATTTTCTCAGTTAAGTAACGGAGGCAACAATGGACGACAGACTTATCCCAAATGCAAATTGGCAGACACAGCAGCGCGGCACCAATGATGCGGAATATCAAATATATGTTGCCGCCGCTGAATCGCTTGGCTGGCCGGTCAAGTCTTACGATCAATGGCTTCGCTCGTAAGCTTGCCTAGTAACTTCGGATTGTGGAATCGCGCCCACCGTGGCGCATTCCTTAAAGGCATGCATTCAGCATTGGAAGGGCGTGGCATTGATGATTGCCCCTACCAAAACAAGCGCAAACCGTCCGGCAAGCTTTCATGGTCGCGCTCGTTTATCAGCGCGTGGCGCGATGGCTGGCAGTACGCAATCAATGACCCCGAGGACGCAAAAATAACGGCAAAGCACGCCGGAAGCTGGAACGGAACCTAACATTACCGGGCCGGGCCAACCCCGGATTTATTGGAGGCAATCATGGGTAAATTGTTTAGCCTGGCAGGCGGTATGCAGGAAATCAAAATACCGCAAGTGCAACTAGGGCAGATTGTTCGCTATAACGGCGACATGGCGAACCCTTCCGGCATTGGGGCGGTCGTTGAAATCACGGGAAACGAATACGGCCCCTATACGCTCGCCCTTGACGATGGGCGGGAAATCCGCGCCTGTATGCTGCACGGGAACCGATACGAAATCCAATGGGGCGAGATTGCCAGCCCTGACCATATCGAAATACTGAAGGCAGGAGTACAGGCTGCGAAGGCGGCAGAACAGGCGCGCACAACCTCTGCAAAGCAGATTTTTGCTGCCGCAGTGGAGCGCATCAAACAAGAAAACCCTCACCTTATCCAAGGCGGCGATTGTGTGACAGCGGCAAAAAACATACGCTCCGAACTAAAGCGGGAGTTTCCTGGAATCACGTTCAGCGTGAAAACCCGCAAGTTTTCGGGCGGTAATTCTATTGATGTGCACTGGACCGATGGTCCGACAACTGAGCAAGTTAAAAATATCATTAACAAATACTCAGATGGTCATTTTGACGGAATGACAGATTGTTATGAATACAAGTCCTCACCGTGGAATGAAACTTTCGGCGCGTCGAAGTACATCATGTGGAATCGGCATTACTCGGACGCGGCCATTACATCGGCTATTCGCCGCTTGTGCGCTCGGTTTGGCCTGACTGCCGAAATCCCGGCGATTGAGGACTATAAGACCGGCAATATGTGGCGGTTCAATCAGTCCGGGATTGACATGCAGCGCGAAATGCATAGGGCATTGGAGCGGCATACGTACACCATTGGCACATCACAACGCGGCATATCCGCCGCCTGCGCATAGGGGGCGAGCAATGATAAACATCAGCCAAATCGTGGCAACGTGGGACAAAGATCAAGATGGGTGGAGCATTAGTCCGGGCGTAGATTGGTGCCCTGACCGCAGCGCCCTGAACCCTTCCGAACCGTGGCCCTTTGACCGGGTAGCGCCGGTCAGCGAGCGCGAGCAGGAAATAGAGAAACTTAACGAGATTGATGAGGCCACGTTATGAAATACACGCCCGCGAATCCCCCAGGCACGCCGGTAACGGATTCACTGCTAGTTGCCTACACGGGGGAGAGGCGCTACTTCGTGCTTAAGAATCAATGCATTAACTTTGAAAAGGACCGCGCAAGGCTTATTGATGCGCTGAAGGAAGCAGCCTTTGCGCTTGAGGAAGAAGGCAGGCTAAACATCCCCAAGCGCATAAGGGCGCTGCTGTCTGAGATTGGCGCGTCTTAACCAAACACGGGTGCATGAGTGTCCGACATGCTTAATACTCTTGGACTTGTAAATAAGGGTGCCCGCCTAACATGGAGAATGGAATGGAAGCAATGACGATACCGCAAGCTGCAAAACGATGGGAAATGAGTCAGTCTAGCGTGCGTCAGGCTGTTCGCGCTGGGCGTGTTCAGGGTGCGTACAAGGTTGCGCGTGATTGGCTGATTCCGAAGGATGCCGAGAAACCGAAGGACGGGAGGAAGAAATGGGCGACGACGAAACGATGAGTGACCGCGAGAGGGCACCGAAGGCGCTAGGATGGGCGCTGCTTGCATGTGGTGGCCTGCTAGGCGTGTTCTTTGCATGGGCCTTACTGTGTACGCTCTATGCGATGTGGGGTGGAAAATGACCCACGCCGAGAAACTTGCAGCCGCGATTCAATGGCTCGGTGAGCGGTACGTGTGCCATCCTGTGAACAGGGTTAAGAAGTTGGCCACGCCGTTACCCGAGGTATTTACTTGGAGATCGAAAGCACTGAAAAGGAGGGCAGCATGAGGAACGATAATTTACCGCCGCAACTGCGCGACATACTGAACGCGTTTAGCCCAAGCGTGCCAGATGAGACTGTCTCGCACATCAGACGTATGCGCGAGGCAATCGATATGCCGACCGAGGCGGAATTGAATCGGGAGGAATATGCGCGAGAGGATGCGGAATCACGCGGGGAGGAGCCATGAATGCAAGGCTTAAAACAGTCGGGGACTTCCTCAAGGCATTGCAGGCATACCCTGAAGATTGGCCGGTGCAGGTTGCAACGCCCGCAGGCGGGGGCGTGGTTGCGGAACATAGGGAGATCGGCGGCAAGCCTGTCATTGCCATCTTCGGTGCAAACGGAGGCCGGTTTGGTGAGAATCCTCTGACCGAGGACGAGTACGCGAGGAAGTCACGCGAATTCCTTGCATTGTGGCGATCTCCTGGTTACCGCTATACATCGGCACACGGGGACCACAGGATTTATCGGACCGGAGGTGTAAATGATACTTGCTATGGGCAGCCTTTCGATTTGAGGATAGTCGAGCGTCTGGTAAAGGAAGGGAAGCTAGACGGATCTGTAGTCAATATTGAGCGAGTTAGAGCATGCCAACCGAAAGAGTAAGGGAGCGAACATGAGTGATACGCCGAGGATAGATGCAGTCATAGACGCCGCCCGCAACGGGAAGGGGGAAGCATGAGCAAGAAGGATGGAGGGCCGGCGTTCCCGCAAAACAGGGTATGGAATGCAGAACTCGCGGAATACGAGGACACTCAACAATTTCCCGGCATGTCCATGCGTGACTACTTCGCGGCGAAGGCGATGCAAGGATGGTTAGCGTCTATGCCACCGGATGCAAAGTTGAAGCCGCCTGTAGTTGCAAGAATCAGCTACGAAATTGCAGATGAAATGCTGAAAGCGAGG